TGTGCGGTCCAGAGGACGAAGTAGTTGGGGTGGAGGGTGGCGAGTGCGAATGTGAGGCCGCCGATTGTGTATGTTTTGCCGACCTGTCTGGGGATGCTGGCTTGGATTCCGTCGATGCTGGCGGCGTAGTGGCCGTCTTTTCTTTTTGCGAGGATTGCTTTGAGCCAGTCTTGCTGCCATATGTCGAGGGGGTATTGCATTTCTTGGAGGCGGCGTTGGACTGGTGGCCAGGCGGTGTGTGTGATGTTTTCTGGGAGGGTGAGGTGGGCGGCGATTTCGCTTAGGTGTTTTTCGCTCATTTTTTAGATGCCGTCCCAGGTTTGTGTTTCGTTTGGAATGTCGGGGGTGTGTGTTTGTGTGTTTTCGTTTTGTGTGGTGGCGAGTTGGTCTGTGATTTGTATGAGTTGTGCGGTGAGTTTTGTGAGTGCTGTGTCGCCTGTTCTGGGGTCGTCTATGACGGTGGCGATTTTGTGTGCGAGTGCTTGGCGTATGAGTGTTGGGTTGCCTGTGTTTGTGGCGTCTGTGATGGGTGCGGGGCTGTTGGGTTCGTATATGGTGATTGTGGTGTTTGTGTGGGTTGTCATGTTTCCTATTATATGTGGTGATACTGGTCACGTCCGGCAAGAGTTTTCCACAGGGTTATCCACAAGCTAGAAAGTTATCCACAGGGTTTTCCACAGGTTTGGGAGTTTTCCACATGATGGCGATCACATTGTGGCATGGGTTACTGGAGTTATCCACAGGGTTTTCCACAAGCAGGGAGGGATGGGCAGACCTTCGGGGTGTTCGCGGCCGGATGGGGGAGGGGGAGTGGCCCCCATCACATAAATTGTGTGGTGTGCGTCTCGTTTGTTCCGTTCCCTGTCTTGTTTTGTGATGCGGGTCCTACTTTAAGGGATCCCTTACGGGTTTGGGGCCCCCTTTTTGTTCGTCTCGTTTTGTTGCCATGGTTTTTTTGAACGCCATCGTTGGATTGTGCCTTGAATGTTTTTGCATGTTTTTGTAACATTTCTTTTGTTTTTATGCATTTTTATGCGTTTGTGCGTTTGTGCGTTATGCGATTGCCTTGTGGCGTGCGTTGGCACCATGCATGGTGCATGGTATTGGTATGCATGTCATGCATCACATCATCGTCGTGTGTTCATCATCATGTTGATCATGTTCGTTGTTGATCATCATTGATCATCATCATGTTCATCGTTCATTGTTCGTTGATCAATCATTGAACGATGATCATTGATCGTCGTTGATCATGATCGTTCGTTGGTTGTATGAACGCGAACAGTGTGAGGTGAGACAGTGGATGGTGTCCATCCTCGTTGGTGTGTGGTGTGTGGAATGGCGGTGGTGTGTGCTGCTGCTGTCCTGCCCGGTCAGTGCGTGTGGCCCGTGCCCCGCCTATCCCGGTGCAGTACTCATCGGTACTGCGGTCGTGTCGTGTGCTGTGTCTTGCCGGGTGTGCGGTGTGTGTGTGTGGGTGTGTGTTCGTCTGTGGTGGGGTATCCTCTGTCTGCTCCCCCCTCGCATTGGTGGTGGGTGGGGGCAGTGTGGATGGTGGGGTGGCATGGTGGATGGGGGTGGCATGGTGAGTGAAGGGCGGGTGTTGCAGTACTGACCTCCCTGTCTGATGTTGGTGTCCCCTCCCATTTGTATCGGTGTCCCTCTCCTGTTTGTGTGGTGGCCGCGTTGAATGGCGGGGGGTGGTGTGTGCTGTGGTGTCCTGTGTTGGGTTGGGTCATCCCCTTCATGTTGTTCCCGTCTCTCTTGTGTTGTCTTGTTCCTCTTGTGTTGCGGGGTGGAGGAAGTGCGGTGGTGCGGGGGCGGCATTGTGGTGAGACTGTGTCTCATTCTTCTCTTTCCTCTTCCCTTCTCCCCATCTGTGTGTTTGCTGTCACAGCATTGTTGGTTTAGGGTGGTGTCTTTGTGTCAGGGGGTGTGTCATTGTGGGATGGCGGTGATGGTTTGTGTTGGGTGGAAGGGCGTGCGGTGTTTACTGTCTGCACATCAGTCATGTTGTAACGTGTGCGGTGGTAGTGGTGCATGTCGTGTCGCATTGTGTTGCGTATTGTGGAATGGTGGTGGTGGTGGGTGTGTGGTGTCTTGTCTTAGTTCACTGTTCCCGTATTCTCTTCTTCTTCCTCTTCTTCTTCCTTTGTGTGTTGGTGTTCGGGGTAGTGCGCGCGCAGCCCTGCGAGCACGCACGTTATCCCCGAACACCATTGCGTCTTCCTTTGTTTCTTCTTCTCTGTCTCTTCTTCTCCTCGCTTTCTCTGTGTCCCGTCTTTCTTCTGCTGCTGGAATGGCGGTGGGTGATTCACCATGTGTTGGTGTGTTCGGTGGGCATGACGGCTACGGGTAGTCTGTCTCGTTCGTTTTCGTTTTTCTGGTAGTGGCGTGCTCTTCCTTTTCCTCCTCGTCCGTTGCCGCGTCTGCTGTTGCATTTGGCGCAGAGGACTCGCCCGTTGTCTGGGTGGTTGGTTCCGCCTAACGAGGCTGGGATTATGTGGTCGGCTTCGGCACTGTTGGGTTTGCGTTGTCCGTTGTTGTTGTATTGGAGTTTGGTTCCGCATGCTGGGCAGTGTGTGATGCCCATTTGTTGTGCTCTGGCGAGTACTTGTTTTCTGAATTGTTTGTGTTCTTTTGTGCTTGTTCTGCTCACCGTGTTTCTTCTTCTTTGCTCTTCTTTTTGTGTCGTGTTAGGTGGTGGCGCGTCGCAGCGTCAGCGAGACGAGCGCCTCCACCGTCTAACACTACTCTCTCTGTTGCTTCCTCCTCTTCCTTCTTCTTCCTCCTCTCCTCGCTTTTCTTCTTCTCTTTGTTTGTGGGTTGGCGTGTGTTGTGTAGTGCGCGCGCAGCTCTGCGAGCACGCACGTAACACAACACGCGCCTTATTGTTTCTGGGTTTGTGTACTTAATAGGTGTGTATGTTGTGTACCACTACAGCAGCATTGTTGTCCTCACCACACACTGTTCACTGTTAACGATCACCATGTTCACCATTGAACACTAATTACGTTACAACACATATTCCCTAATTAGACACTGTCTAACACAGCTAGACAGTGTCTAATTCTAGTACTCTTTTAAGAGTATAGGTTGGGCCCAACACAGTGGCGAGCTCTTCGAAAACACCCGGCGGCGCTGACGCTCGCTTGCGTCGCTAGGGCTCCTCAGCGGCTGCGCCGCCGATCGTCTTCGACGATTCGTCTACTCGAGTGTAGCATATAGACTAAAGTCCCAGCAACAAACACTGCCAACAAAACAATCACAAACGGGGACTAAACGTTGCAATCACAAGGAACTCTCTGGCGCAAAACCTTGCTACAAAGGCAGAAAGTGTGACGACACGCACCAACATTGTAGTAACACAAACGGGTGTTTTTGTCCTAGAAAACCAGTTGCTAGCAAACAACCCACATGCGTAGAAAGTGAACGGGAGGTGAACAAAGTAAACAGAAGGTTAACGGAAACTGTGAGAGATCGACACTGTGCGGTGGTCGACATCACACACCCATCACACACCGCCTTTCCTCCATCTAAGACGCACTGAGGCCCCACCTCCTCGTCGGAGATGGGGCCTCGTCGTCCTCGGGACAGTCAGATCAGTAGGGCCAGGAGTGACGGTGCAGCAGAGCGTGCGAGTCGGCGTCCGCCTCCTCGTCGACGACGGGAACGATGGCGACCTCAAGGATCGCGTTGGCGAGGAAAGCGTCATGGGCGAGGCGAGCGAGACGAGACCAAATGTTCTCGTCGACCATCGCGTACTCGTAGGAGTCGTCCCATCCGTCGGGCACCTCCAGCGGGGCGATCGAGTCGACGCCGCAATCGTCACCCGTCGTGTAGAGGGTCCAGGGCTCGCCGGTGCGAGGAGCATGAACCCGGTAGATGGCGCCGAGCTCGATGGTCTCGAGGGCGGGGTCGTCAGTACGGTGGATGGTGTTGCTCACTTTCGTGGCCTTCCTCTCGGGTCGTTGCTGTTTCGTTGATATAAGAATGCCTCCTGGGTCTTGTGTTGCCCAAGGCCCAGGAGGAGTGTTCTCTGTCACATTGTGTGTAGAGGGGTGTGGGACGGGCGGAGCGGCGGCGCAAGCCCGTGGGAGCTCCCATAGCCCACTGAGACACGAGTCACACACACTGGGGGGTTGACAGCATCACACACCGCTCTTCTATAGTAGACACGCTAACGAAGGTTGGTGCACGAAGGAAGAGAGGACGGAACGCGAATGAATAACACAACACGTGAGGGAATGCTCATTCGACGTATAGACCTGCATAGAGAAGCGAAGCTGTCAGACGATCGTGGCGCGCGCCTCGCAATTCTGATCGAGCACATGGACGGCACGGACTACACGTTGCACGTCGCCGACAAGTGGGAGACGCCCGAATATTTGACGGCGCTGCTCGCCGCTGTCACACGCGGCGCTGACATGATGATCCGCGCCCTCGACGCTCTCCGTGCAATTGGATACGTGGACGTGCGGCCTATCGCACTATCGGGCAGGCATATAATTTTCGGTTTGGACCGTATTGCGCTCGAGCTCGAAATTCTTGAGAACAGTGACGGCGAGATCGAGTGCAACATTAGTGTCACTGGTGAGGATGTGGAGAATGTTGAGGCGATTGAGCGCGTACTGGAGAAGAAGGGCATTGACCTCATATGAGACGGTGCAACAGGGGTTAACAATGACATACTAATCTTCGAGGCCCTGAGAGGTTCCTGCACCTGGACTGGTGTCGCGTCCTCCGTTTCGTGATCGCACGGGATGGAGGATGCAACCATATGCGGCCCATCACCCGATGTTTTGGGGGTGATGGGCCGTGTGTGTCTGGAACCAACACCCCAGAGCGTGACAGACGTCTCACTCAGGTGGGGTGGACAGACCGCCATCGTGACCCTAGAGTTAAGACCATCGGGAGCAAGACAACGGCTCCGTCAGACGGGGCAGACGCCCCGCAACACAACCAAGACCATCACGTGGAAAGAGGAGACACCATGAGCATGAGGCACGCGGCACCGAAGCGCACCAACGTTGCTACCCGCCGCCCTTTGAAGAGGAGCAGTGAAATCATCCTCGCCGCCGTCATCTACCTGACCGCATCGTGTCTCGCTGTGATCGGGACGCTCGGTGTCGTGGCAGCTATTTGGGCCATCTGGGGGACGGTGGGGGTGCGGTAACCCCCCCCCGATTCCGAACGGCACAAACACTAGAGGAAGAGGACATCATGTTTTATGACGCGCATTTCACCGTCGACGTCACGAATTGGTCGCGGGGCATTTGGTTGGACGGCACAACACGGATAATGGACGGGGAAGACATTCTTCTGTCCGATCGCCTCGTACCCGCCCATCTGCCCGAGTTTCGGTCGGGCGATCGTCGTTCCGCTAGCGAGGCGCTGGCTTCCATGGTGGGCGTGGCGAAAATTTATGACCGCATTCTCACCCTGGCCGATGAGCATGGTCTCCATGTTGACGAGGACGACTATTCGACCCTGGTAGTGTCGTCCGGTGGGGCGACGATCGGCACCATGATGGTCGCTATGAGGCGAAGCGGCGTCGAGCTGGACATTGATCAGCTCATTAGGGAGGATGTGTCGAAGCGTCCCATCTGGGACCGCTTTGTGGATGACCTCACCCATGATCCTGTTGTTTCGCGTTCCCGCACCCCCGTTGAGGGTGCTGCCCAGTGGAAGCCGGCGACGCCGCTCACGCATTCAACGCGCTTCCACATTTACACGAAGCCGATGGGTGGGATGATGTTTGTTTCCGGTGAGGCCGTTTCAGGAAAAAAGAGAGGAGAAGAGAATAATGTTATGGTTTGAATATGGTGGCCCCAACGATGAAGGGGTGACTGATCGGGACGTTGAGATGGGGTTTATTCGGGAGAATATGCCGCCTGCCATGTCCTACTATCACGACGATGATGGTTTTACTGTCATTATTTGGGATACTAAGGTCGGCATTGTTGAAGCGTACGTTTTCGACGATGGTAGGCCGACGGCTTGGTATTTAGATGTGGAGAAAACAACGGCGGATGCATGGTGGGGGAAGATTTCCACTATGGGTGAGAACACGGCTGTTGCGGCTGGGTGGATTCGGAAACATGTCAAGCGCCAAGAGATGAAAGAAGAAAGTGCTCGTTTGGTGAATGATTTCATTCTTTGCCTGGAAGAAATGCTGGGCAGTGATAAGGGTTCGCCGATGTGGGAGTACGCCCGGTCCGATGCGCGGGACACGTTGGTTGATTTGTGTGATCTAGTGGGCGTGTCGGCCGAGTGGGTGATCGGCTCCGATATTTAAACCCTACGCACTTCAACAGTAAATAGTAGTATCCATCACAATATTTGGGAAGAGAGAAGCATTACTATGGGTACAGTTTTCGGAACGGTTCTCGCTCAGGCGGTCCATGAGTGGAATAATGACGGGCGCCGCCACGAGTTCAATGTGCATGCGCCTGCCCGTAAGATTTACGATGGCGGCATCATCACTATTGGCAGCACCTGTCGCATCGTGGTCGCCGGCGAGACGGTGAGGGCAAGGCATGTTAAGCGGAAGAGCATCGCGATTCCTCCGGAGAGTGTAGGCGAGTTCGTCCATCGCGCTTTGATTGTTGCGGAGAACCGCGGTAAGGCGGCCGGCAATGAGTGACTCCAGTATCGATAAGGCCGTGTTTGCTTTTCTTGCTAGTTGTGTCGGCGATTTCGCTCAGTGGCCTCAGTGTTCGATCGTCGCTTTGCAGGGCCACAATGACGGCGGTCGTCCTTCTAGGGTTTTCTTCAAGGTGATGGCCGTGAACTCTGATGATAGGACTGTCTTCAGGATTATTGTGACGAAGGATGGTGATTGGCGGGTGCGTGTTATTCAGCTGTCTAATCATGTCCTCGTGGACGAGAGTGGCGCTGAGAGGGGAACTATCGTCAATGCTGTGAATCGTTTCGCAGAGCTGGTCGGCATGAAGGAAGCTGAGGAGTCATGATTAACGATGAGCTGCGCCATATCGTGACCGAATTCGTCGTGGAGATGCTTAATGATCCGCGTTGCGAGTCCATCCTATTGGACGCGGGCGAGGACGCCATATTGGACAGTGACCTGCCCGTCCTCTACTTGGATGTCGTCGGGAAACGGTGCGGGTGCACTCTCAATATTGTGGGTGGCGAGTATTCGGTGGGCATTCGAGATCGTGACACGGACGAAACAATAACAACAGTAAAAGGAAGAGAAGCATGGGGGCTTCGGGAGCTGCTCGTCGAAATCAAGACAAGACTGTGGGAGGACGAATGATCAAGCTGTTCGATTGGGAATTCCTGAAGCATGTTACTGAGGCGTGCAAGAATTACGCCAGTAAGGGCGGGAATGATTCGCTCGGCCTGGAAGTAAGCGCCTGGAACAACAGCATCCACATTGTCGTCGCATCGCCCGGGCACCGGTTTATTTTCGAGGCGGATACTGTGCGCGGCTACAAGGCGACGATTTTCGAACAGACGAACCGTTATTGGGGCCCCATGTTTGATGTTGGCTATACTTTCGACGGCGACGAAATTATTGACGCTTTCAATAGTTTTCTTGTCGACGTGGAGGGTGAGAACAATTGAGTGTTGAGAGGATTGCGGATTACGAGTTCGCGTCCCCGGATGGGGGCGTGCACTATGATTGGTTCGTTGACAGGATCATTGACTATTTGCAGTCCAGGTCGCCGGAGACGCCACTCAGGTTTTTGTGGACGACTTTCTTGACGATGGTGTCCGCCCCGTTGTCTGCGAGGACTCATTTGTCTGCGAACGCGCAGAATATGGTGCCGTTGACCCTGTATTCGCATTGTCTGGGGGCGTCTACTTTGTCGAGGAAGACGACGGCGCAGTCTTTGGTGCGTAGCTTTTTTGAAGACTGCGTGGGCGCGTTCTGGATGGATTCGTCTCGGTCTTTGGCGGCCGTGCAGGAGCTGGATTCAGCACTCCGCATGCTGTACCGCCGCCTGGAATCCCTGGAAAAGAGGAGTGGGCGTGTCGATATTGATGAGTATCGGACGGAGCGGGACGATATCAATAATAGTATCGCAGGGTTCGAGGCTGATCGTAAAGATTTGCTGAACACTATTGATAATAGTCCGTGCGAGCGTTCCTTGATGGCGAATGTTTTGTTCGGGTCGAATGTGACGGCCGAAGGTTTGAATCTTCGGATGGCGCAGCGTCCTGGCGGGGCGTCTATCATGTTTGTGGACGAATTGCAGAACATGTATTCTGCGTCACAGGGTGAGGGTTATCGTAGTGGGCTCATCGGTTTCTTGACCGACGTCTACTCGGGCAAAACGGTCGAGTCAGTGCGGGTCGGAGACGACGGCGTCAGGCGAGCTGATAGTGAGAGGGTTCCTCATTCTCTTGCTTTCTGCGGCACTGGGATTCTCGGCGACGTAGTCGATAGTATGTCACAGTCTTTGTTTGAGACTGGGTGGGGTCCGCGCATTCTTTTCGCGTTGGACGAGGAGAATCGCCAGTCTGATCCGTCGTCTTTCGGATGGGTCACCAACAATGACCGGGGCGTGCACGGTGGCGATGGTTTCGTTGAGCATGCTTCCGAGCGCATTTCAACAATGTTGGGTATGATGCAGCATGAATTCCGTGGTACTGTCACTTGTGCCACCGAATTTTGGCCTGTCAATACGCCAATGACTATGACTGTGACTGAGTCTGCTCGGAATGTTTGGGTTGAAACGGTGCGAGCCTGGGGTAGGGAGGCGGCCCGCGAGTCGCCTTTCCAGCGGGCAGTGCAGGCGGTCATTGATCGTATGGGGAATCATGTTATGCGCGTGGCTGCTATTCTGTCTCTTTTTGAGCAGCAGATGAGCGTGTCATCGTCCGCGGTGAGGAAGGCTTTCAGCCTGGCCGCCGATTTCTGGCTGCCTGACGCGTTGAAAATGGTCGACTATGTTTTTGTTCCGGATTTGACGCGTATGGTTGATGATTTCAGTAGTAATCCGCCGACTGAGACGCGTTTGTATCAGGTTTTGGAGGCGAAGAATTTGTCTCCGCGGAGTGTGGAGGAGTATCGGCAGTATATTCTTCGTCGGGGCGTGAAGTTTCGGACGGAAGGGGCTATTGTGGATAATGATCTCGTTGAGGCGATTCTGCGGGATCAGATAGCGGAACCATCGTACAGTGAGTGATGTTTTCGGGGCGCGTTTCCCCGTGATGGTAGCGGGCAATGTTCGCTCCATCACGGGGTGGCGTGCCACTAGCGTAAACCTTACCGATTTCGCCGCCTTGTGTGAGGCGCCCTCGAAATGCGAGAAGAATGACGCCCCCGCGTTTTTCGCTGGCATTCTTGCGGGGGGCAGGCGGCAGAAGAGAAATTTCGTGTTCCGGTCTGCTATTGTTTTGGATGCGGACCATGGGTCGCGGAAAGATTTTGTCGGGGATCGTATGCGTGCTGCGAATCTCGCCGGCATTGTATGGGAGACAGCGTCATCTTCCTTTCCGTCTCCGCGTTTCCGCGTTGTTTTGCCGTGCACTCGCAGCATGACCGCGGGAGAGTGCGAAGCGATCGGTAGGACGTGTTTTAGTGTGTTGGGGCCCGTGTCCCAGTGGGACGGGTCGTGTGCCGAGGCGTCTCGAGCTTTTTTCCTGCCATCACATCGTCTTGGGTTGAGGGTGCGCCATTGGCTCATTGACGGCGCCCGCTTGAATGTTGATAAATGGTTGGAGAATATCGGGTACGAGGAGAAAAATGATGATGTTTCTTCGTCGTCTGTGCCTGATGGTGGCTATGGTGGGGTGATTGGAGAATTCAATTCAAAATACGGGTTTAATGATCTTGTTGGTTTGTTCGGTTGGCCTTACGAGCAGGTGGGGTGGCGGTGGCGGTATACGCGTGGCGGGGATACGGCCCCGGGTGTGACGATGTTGAACAGTGGTCTGGTCTTCTCGCATCATGCGGATGATCCGCTCGCGGACGGGAGGGCGCACACGACTTTCGATTGCATGAGGCTGCTGGAGTGCGGTGGTGACGTGAGTGTGGCCGTGGGTAGGGCGCTGTCTCTCCTCCAACTGGAGATGTGATCGGAGTCGCTTTCGGTTGGGTTGACGAGGCGTGCACGGTCTGCCTATATTAGAGTCGTCACCGAGGAACGGTGGCACCGACTCGAAGAGAAGAGAGAAGAGATTATGGATACCATTGCTCGTCGCAGCACTCGGGATGACGTCATCATGTTCGACATCATCCCCACGCTTGACCAGATTGACGACTACGATGTCGCTGCGATCGCCGATGATGTGATCGGACAGTACTTCTCCTCCACTGGCACTCCCTACTATGTGGTGGACGTTGACGAGGACGCCTACTGGGACGCCGTGGCGCGTCACGTCATCGCCCACTGACCACCACGAGGAACCCCGTCCCGTCATTGTCAACGGGACGGGGTTCCTCATGTCAGAAAGGAAAGAGCAGATGACATGCCTTGTGTTCATGCTCGCCATTTGTCTTCTAGTGATCGTTTGGACGAATTTCAATGATTAACATTCGGCCCACTGGGGCGCAGGAAAGAGAAATCAACCGCACCGTTCGTGCGATTCGATGCGGTGGCGGTGCCTTGCTTGCGTGGGAACCGGGCTGTGGCAAAACCTACGGCGCCATCTGGGTGACACAGAAACTTAACGCCGACAGGCGGGTTATTGTTGTGTGTCCGAAACGCGTCATTCCGTCATGGCAGGCCAGTATCAAGGTTATCACTGGCCAGGAGGCGAGAGTGCTGTCTCGCACTACCAAGGCGGGGCGCGCCAACATCGAGGACATGTTGAACGGCGAGGATGGTTGGTGGGTCATTAATTTTGAGCTGCTCGTTTCTCTGGGAAAGGCGGTGGACACGGGGAAGTGGCCGTCCGTTTCTTTCTCAAGGAAATCGTTCGACATGGTGGTCGTGGACGAGGTTCACCGTATCGCGAATCATCGCACTCAATCTTTCCGGGCTGTGAAAGCATTGAGGTCGAAGTATCGTCTCGGCTTGTCGGGCACGCCTGCCGGTAATAAGCCCGTCAACATTTATGGTGTTCTTAAATTCTTGAACCCGGACAGTGTCGACCGTAGTTTCTACCGGTTTGCGGATGAGTTTTTTGTTTCTGAGTTCAATCCTTTTGCGGCGTCCCCGTATGCCAGGATCTATGGTGGCGAAAAGGCCCCTGGTGCTCTTCGCGATTCTGTGGGCGACAATTGGTCTGCAATGCGGGGGAGTGAGGTTTTCGGTGATCTACCTCCCGTGAATGTTCAACGCGTTGCCTGTGGGATGTTCCGTGAACAGAGGAGGATGTATCGGGAGTTTGTGGAGCATCGTTTGGCGGTTATGGATGGTGGGGCCAGTGTGGCCTCGTCCGCCGCCGTTCTAGACGGGCGTCTCAGGCAGATCACTCTCGGACCGTTGAGGGTCGTGGGCGATAGTGTTGAGTTCGAGGAGCGAGGATCCTCGAAGATCGACGCTGTTCTCGATATCCTGTCCGATCTTCCGCCTGACGAGAGGGTTGTCCTGTGGTGTCACTCGCGTAAATTCATGACGCCGTTACGGAAGCGATTGGCCGACGCCGGCTATCGGACTGTTGAGTTGTCTAGTGACTACCATGATGAGTGGCGACGGTTCTTGGAGCCCGATGGGCCGAGGTTTCTCTGTGCCGTCATTGCGGCCGCCGCCGAAGGGATTGATGGTTTGCAGAATGTTTGCAACAATGAGATTTGGTTAAGTGAGGATAATAGTGTGATTTTGAATTTGCAGGCGTCTGCAAGGTTGAATCGTAAGGGGCAGACAAAGAGAGTGAATCGTTTTCTTTTGCAGTGTGAGAATACTGTTGACGTGACGGCTGTGGAGCCTAGGCTGGCTGCGGGGTACGAGCGTCTGCGTGAGAGCGGCCTCATATAAGCTGTGATAGACGCCACGCTCCAGTGGGTTGCGTACACCACCATCACACGAATACAGTATGTGCCATGAAGACAGAAACACACGACGACTCGGCCATTCGCCTAGTAAGACGTCGCATGACAGGCACTATCAGAAACATTCTCGTATCCGATGACAGTGAATTGGTTGGCAGGAATTTCCTGATCGTTGCCCCTGTGGACGATGGACACTCAGACATTAATGTCATCCATGTCACGGCGGACAACATTAACATTGTGCGCGGCATGGCCACCAATAACAGCCTCGACATTTACGAACTCACCACAGAGGAGGGGTGAAAAATATTATGCGCATCACACAGAGCACTACGATTGACGAAATCGCCGGCCGCACCATTATTCTGAAGTGGCCGACACAATTCGGCGTCAAAACCATGCAACTGCACGTGCCCAATATTCGGTCAGAAAATATCTGGCGGATCCAATGCTATGCGGCTGTCATTTCTACGGCGATCGAGGAGCGGGCCGGACTCACAGCAACCATCATTGAATAACACACACCAACATTCAACATTTAGGAAGAGAGAGTAAAAACACTAATGGGTGTCTACCTAGTATGGGAATCGCTTCGGAAAGGCGATTACCGGGTCTACTCGAATCTCGAACAGGCCGCAATGCGGGCAGAAGAGCTGGGCGGCACGGTTTATGAGATCATGCCGGCTGGTGACGCGAGGCTATTCTTCATTGAAGACATTGCGAGCGGAGACATTGAGGTTCACCGCGACGTCAGGCTCGCCGCCATCGCTGCAATTCAGGAGGGGGAGAAATTTGAATTTGAGCCCGGCCGCCGCAACAGCGGTCAGTAATGTTTTCGCCCCAACCGAACGCGACAAACAAACGCGCATCGGCGTGAGCGAGATCGGGGACGATTGTGAGCGGTGCATTGCCGATAAGCTTCTCGTAATCCAGCACGATACGAAGAATACGGGCACCCCGTTGGCGCCATTCCTCGGCACAGCGTTTCACGCTTTCGCAGAATCACGCACAAAAAACGAACAGAATGTTCTAGTGGAGCAGAGAGTAGAGGTATGTGATCTTGAAGACTATGGGCGTATTTCTGGGTGTGTGGATCGTTTCGATATTGCAGCGGCAACGGTCTTGGACTGGAAACTACTCTCGCGGAAAAAGATTTCCGCATTCCGGAAGAGCATTAAATGGGACAACGGTCTACCGCGATTCGCCGACACGATAGCGGGTGCACAATTCCGTAAATACTATATTCAGATCATGCTCTACGGGTACGGCCTTACACAGCTCGGACATGAGGTAGCCCACTGTTCTATTGTTGCCCTCCCCAGGGACTGTAGCGTAGAAATCGTGCCCGACAGTATTAGTGAGTTCTCCTTCCCGTGGCAGCAGGACGTTGCGTTCGCAGCCATAGAGAGACTCCAAAACATTTGGAAGAGAGCAAGGTCACATGACGGTAGGGTTGACAGTCTCCAATCGTCTCCCCTATGTTGGTACTGCTCGCACGAGCGCCACACAGAAGCATTCCAAAACTACACTATCAACGGTTAGGAGGTGAAACATATCATGACTTTCGAGGATACTCTCACCCGTCTCGGAATGACGGTCGTGAACCCCGAGCAGAACAACCATTTCAACATGCTCATTCATGGCGTGAGCGGCGTCGGCAAAACTTCGCTCGCGGCCACGGCATCACAGGTGGACGACATGTCGCCCGTCTTGTATGTTGATTTCGAATCCGGCACTCTCCCCGTACGGGATTGGGGGAATCTGCAGAACATTACTGTCGTGCATTGTGACAAGTGGGTTGATTGCGCCAACCTTTGCGACAATATTGCGCGCAATCTTGCGGACTTCCCCTACAAGACTGTCGTGTTTGACACGTTGGACAAGTGCCAGGAACTCATCCTCTCCCACTATGAGGCCGTGTCGAATGACACTTGGACGAAATGGCGGGCAGTATACGATTCCCTGTTGAAGGCGATCAGCGTATTCCTGGACGCCCCCGACATTTCATTCATTGCTATCACGCATTCCGCACGCGAGAGCAGTGAGGTTACTGGGGAGGTTTTCATTGCCCCTTCTTTTGAGGGGCAGAAGTCCGGGCAACGCATTCCCGCCCTGTTCAATTTCGTCGGCTACATGGAGTGGGCGAACGTGGATAATGGGGACGGGGAAGAGATCACCGTGCCGGTCCTGTACACTCGCAAACCGAACGTTGTGACAAAGCAACAGACGCGCGGTTTCCCGCCTGCAATGGGGAACCCGAGCATGACCAAGATTCACAATTACATCACTAGCCACTAACAACCGCAGGAAGAGAGAAAACTATTATGGCTAAGATCACTGTTACCGCTGACCGTGGCGTCTCCGCTGAGACTCTCGCTATCGCCGCCGACGCGATCAGGGAAGCACTCCGCAGCAAGCCCGCCGACGGCGAGAACTGACACAATCGCAATTCTCTTACCCCATCCCATAGGAGCACAATAATTATGGCAACTGGCTTCAACTTCGGCACCGACCTCTCATCCCTGGAAGTCGCTACCGGCGGCGGCAATTTCGAGCCGCCCAAGCCCGGAAAGCATTCCGCATTCATCACTAAATCCGAAATGACCACGTCCAAGAGCGGCAGGCCGATGCTTGTCACCGATTGGATGATCGACGGCGACGACGATGATGCCGGAAAAGCACTCACCGACCGCACTGTCTTCACCATCAACAAGAATGGAAAGACTTATATCCATTTCAACATTCCGAAGTATTTCAGCGCGGCAGGCCTGTGGCCGGCCGATGCTAGAGAGAGGGCCAGTCTTCTCTCGCCGCAGAAGATCGACGCGACCGTGAAGCAAGTGTGCGAGAATCTGGAGGGCGCTCACGCAACATTGGTGACGCGAATGAGCAAGCCCAGGCCTCGTCTTGACGATTACGGACGCCCCGCATACGAGCAGGACGAGAACGGTGTCACAGTCCTCGGTGAGGATGGCGCCCCGAAGCCCGCATTTTGGCCTCCAAGGGCTGAGATTTCTTCCATTGATTTCGAGGCCAAAAAGGATACTTCGAACGCGTGGTCGGTAGTTTTCTGACACACATGGTCGCATGATTTGAATGGCGGGGGCAGCAATCATGTTGCCCCCGCCATTCAACCGAGAAGAGAGATGAACACGCAAATGACGCAACCATCATACGAACAGTACAGGATAGTCGCCAACCGACTCACCCAGCTCAGCTACCGCACCAGTAGCGAGAACTTCCAATTTCCCTCGATTGACGCCGCCATTGAATGGTGTTTCAAGTATCTGGAAGTCCCCGAGCACAATAAGTGGCGATTCACACGCCCCGACATTACTAAACCGATCGCCCCCTGCAATCTCGACATAGTGCTGAATCGTCCATCGGACGCACCGTACTCGAACCAGTACTGTGAGGTGAATGGCACGCTTATGCCGTATCGCTCCTACAATGATATTCGTCTTAAGATTTGGAAATGGCGGGAGCGGAACGGTGTAGATAATTTCGAGTTCGACGGCATGTCGTCGGCTATCGAATGGTGCTACAACGAATTCAACCCATCGGTTGTGTTCGATTGGGAATTTGCCACAGAGAACGGCGTATTTCGCCCCGGCGAAATTTCAGTAGTGCGCGCCGAGAGCAGGAGGGAAGCTCACGATCGTCTTATTCTCCACGGCAAGAAAACCTATAAGACGACGACTGGCGTGCAGCAGGAAATGGTGGGGCGACGCTTCGAGCAGTGGGAAGTAGTATCCCCCGAATGGAAGATTATGAGAGATGGTCATAAGCATTTCCACATGCGTTGCGTGAATTGCGGGGAAGACAAGTGGCTTCGTGTCTCGCATTTCAGTGGCGGTAGGACTGTGGTCTGCCCGTGCAGCAGCCCGTCAATTCGCATGTACAGAGAAGTACCGGAATGGCTTATCCCGAAACTCATGCGACGCATTTACGACATGAAAAGATACGTGCCGAAAGAGGAGTTTCGTTTTGATTCCACGCAGGATTGCGCAATATGGTGCTACAAACATCTGCCTTTTCCGAGCGAACCGGGCACACCGTGGGCTCTGAAGAAAGGTCGCGGGGAGCCGGTGGCGCCTGACACATTGTGGCTTGAAGTAGACGGCGTGCGCACAGACACTACGAAAAGTATTGTCAACGTGAACAAGTCGCGGCGAAGCCTACGAAAGAGGAAAGAGGAAAAGATATGATGCAGCGGGTGATGGCCGTTGATCCCGGCAAATCAACAGGAATCGTCGTCGGAGACTTTCACGACGACCGCGAACTCTCGATCATTCATGTTCAACAGTTCAAGTATGAGCATTGGACTGCCAGCGTCTATGACATTCTGGCCACACGAAACGAATTCGCCCCAGACATTGTCGTGTGTGAACGGTTTGATCTTCGACCGGGCAACAATTTTCTTGCAGACCTCACCCCAGTAAAAATCAACGCTGTACTGGAATGGGAGATCGGAGATATCGTCTGGCAGACTCCCGCAATGGCGAAAACAACCATGCCCGACCATGTTTTGAAGCTACTTGGTTTTTGGCCCACAGGAGCCAGTGTAGGTCAGCCCGATGCGGACGACGCGCGCGATGCGGGGCGTCATCTTTTCCTGTGGGCAGTCACTAAACGTCACGACAAGGGTGTGATCGCACGCATCGTCGGAGACGACGTGGAGCGACGGTGAATGTTTCACGTGAAACATGCCCCGTGTTTCACGTGAAACATTACTGCCCCCTACCACTTGTTCGGTAGGGGGCAGTAATGTTTCTATGAATGACGGAGGTCAGGCGACCTTGTCCTCAGTAGCCTCACCCTCACCGGCGGCGTGACGGCCAGCGGCCGCGCCGGGGCGAGTGTGATACGTGGCCAGAGCCAGAGTCAGAGCACCGACAATCTGGGTCGCAGCGTCAGCGTACTGAGACGCCTGGTCAGCGGAAATAACATTGAACGCCGCAAAAACGCCGAGAACAGCAGTGAGCAGGGCGTAAAGCGCCTTGCGGACCTCAGGAGTAAACATGTTTATGAATCACCTCATAGATTCCGGAATTTGAGGCTCAGTAGGGATTGAGTCCTCTTTATCAGATGGTATCAGAATTTTCAGAGACCGTCCCCAATCGAGAACAGTGTGTGCGAAAGAGACAGCCTCCCACCATTTTACTTCCGCCCGCCTGCGCCCATCTTCTGCCCGGTCCGCCGCTCTTTCGGCGGCCGCAAGACTGGTCTCCAGGGCGGTCACTCTCTCAGAAAGGGACCGGACGGTAATGTCCAGGATTGAGATCTGTTCCTGGTCTCGCGCATTCTTGCGTTGCGTTACGTTTGAGAATATTGTGCCCGTGAGCGCGGACAAGGCAACCAAAGTAGCGTCAGAGAGAACATCGCTCAGGAAAGGGGCCACCATGTGTTTAATGTCCTCTTTATCGTATTGTTTTTGCAGGGTTGCTAACGCATATTATATAACATTCCCCTCTAGCAACGATGATTGCTAGAGGGGAATGTTACGATTCGATCACTTTCTATGGAAGCCAGGATGGTAGCCGACAGTCCGCATGAATCGGACAGTGCGCACACTGGCCCAAAGAATGAGTGCGCCAACACACCACAAGGAATCGCGAGTTACATTCATAGTGCCATTGGTGAAATCTTCATGCACCATGAGCGCAGTGTTTGCTGTCACCATGACAGCCGCAAAAATAGTAGCAACATAAAGCGACTTAGTCACCTTAATTTTCACTTTCATTGGATGAATTGTACACTACCGCCCTCACGTTTCCTACATTTCTCTTAGCAGCTCTAGGAGTCATCGTGAGGGCGGTAGTATTCTCTTATTGCACCGTCGGAACGCGTAGGAAAATATTTGTGTATTAACCATTAAGCGGTACGCTGGAAAGTATAGCACACAACAAAAGCAAGTCTCCGGACGATCTTTCATTGACCGTCCGGAGACTTGCTCTACCACTACCACAGGAGATCGCGGAGAGGGAAGAGAGTGAAGCTCCCCGCATGTCACATCTATCGTGGAACGACACTCAGCATAATAGCGAATGAACAGGCTACGATAAATGCCAATATGCTGCGTCAGGAATTCTGCTCCGGAGCCGGAGCCGGGGCGGGAGACTCCGGAGTCGGAGACTCCGCGACACCATCATGCGCCTGCAAAGACGACGGCGTAGACACTGCCTTACGAATCTCGTTCACGGCACCATAGATCGCGCCCGCCTCACGAACATTCTCCTGACCCGGAGTCACAGAATGCAGAATCTGATCCACAGACGCGTGAATAGACTTAACCTCCTCGTAGGTCGCCTTGGCATACCAATTCATGTCGCCCGCAAAGTGGTCCCCCGCCTTTCCACTACGGAAAAGATCGCGAATCTCCCTGAGCAGATCAACGCCCTCGCTCATATCCCAAAATTCCTCTCCGGCACCCCCAGACGGGCGGCCATAATCATACCAAGACTTGCAACGATTACTGAAAAGAATCCCATAAGACTCATACGCGTCATACGGGTTTCCTGAATTATACCGCGACCCGACACGCTTCAAGGCCTCATAAGAATCGCCCTCCGCGTTAATGAGATCACGAAGAATACGGCAGCCGACCTCAGCCGACTTTTCAGGCATCCACCATTCACGATCCGGATCATCAAAGAAATAGCCCGGATACGTGATCTGCAGTGGCCCGACACCGTTCGAGTTTTCACCGTCTCGAATTGCCGCAAGGAATTCGCGGAAATTCTCCTCGGTCACCTCCTCGCCGTGCGGGCCAGCGCCTCCGGCGTCGTGCCCGTAAATGTTTGCGCCACGCTCGCCGGTCTCCATCCACAGGCACGCCAGAGCGGCCCACCACGGACAACTCTCCGCATCGGCGGCCCTGAGAACGGCCTCCTGAATTGAAGAAAGGCGGTACGAGCCGGCGGACTCGTGCCCGTTATCGGAATCGGTTCGCTTTCCGAAACGGATACAGGTTGACCACGAGCTCGCGACAGTCATCGGGTGACTACTATACCGGACTACATGTGTTTCGTAGCCGGTCTGATCCCCCATCTGCCCTTCAGAAATTTCGCCATTCTCATTAATCCACGCCTCAGCGAGCAAAGGGTCGCCCGCGTTGAATGAGCCATCGTCTTCGCGCACGCACATTGCGACATGTCCACCGTCTCCGGTAGTTTTCAGGACCATGTCGCCGACATGGAATCCGCCCGACGGCGTAGACCCGTACCAAGTGTCCCCGATATCCATGAAACCGCGATTCGCGGCCAAGGAATTCAGAGTTTCTGTCCATGTTTCGCCGGTCCGCGGGAACATGATCGGATCGTCCCAGCCGGTTCCCCAGACATTGTGGAATGCAATATTGTAGGCGCCCGCTACGCCGCTACTGCAATCCATGTCACCGGGACCAGTTTTCCATCCGGCATCATTGGAATTCCAGTAACAGGTCCACCGGTTATCCTGGGCATAACCGGTGCCCCCGTAGTCGCCTGTGGTGCACCAATATTTCATTTCCGACGCAGCATATTCTGTGACGGAATCTGCCAATTTTGCACCGCCTTTCGTAAAGGTTTTCGGTGGCTTTAATTTTATCATGGACGTCTGAGTGTCTTCTCGATATATATAGGTGCGTGCGCGCGCGTATATCACACGCGCCCACTGTCTGTCAATACCTCACACACATTGGTTTTGTGGGATGGGTCACCGTCACGTAGGATTGACTCACGGCATGCGGGAGAGCATGATTAAGACATCGGCAGGGAGGACAAGCCACCCAGCCAGGGATAGAGAGGACAAGACAATGACCACCACCACTGAGAACATCACCACCGACACCGACATCGCCTACGCCGTCGGCACCGCTGCCGACGCCTGGGGCGACACGGACTACTGGGAGGACGAGACCGGCGAGACCATCGGCCTCATACGACGCACCACCGACGGCGGCAAAGCACTCGGACTCCACGCGTGCGACGACGTCGTCTCCTGGGGACTCTGGCAGTACGATGCCGATGGATTCACTGTCGTCCACGAGGGGCTTTCTGCTCTGACTGACGAGACCATCGCCTACCTGGCGGATTGGTGGCTGGAGCACTGACATACACATAACGGCGGCGACCCGTCGACCGTGACGGGCCACCCACCACCCACCACCATCACACACATATTTTGAGAAGAGGATTACTATGGCACGCCGTCGCACAGGATACGGATCATGCAAAACTACAGGAGGTGCTGTATTCACTAACCTGAAGGGCACTAAAATTCACTTCCCCGCAAAAGGATACGAGAAAGGCGAGAACGAATTCCGGGGAATCCCCGTTGAGCGAGTGACCGCTGTCGCAATTCTCACCGGGGCCGACCTCGTACAGGCCATCCCGGTTCAGCGGCCCGCCCTCATCGGAAACGTCCGCAATGTTTTCATCCCAGAACACGCCCACGATTCCTTCCTTGTGGTCTGCACCGAAGGAAACGTCTACCGAATCTTTGATATCAGCGAAGAGGAGTTCGGGAACGCGCGCAACTTGATCAATGATTTGCGCGGGCTTCTCGGCGACGGAATCGAGTGGATCAAATCATGAAATACCCAGCAATTCGCCGTATGGACGGACGCGGGGATGAGGTTCGTCGCAAGACAATCGAGTTTCAAGAACACAAGAGGAATCGAGCGAAGAGAATCAAGAGCACACGCCACACTAAGCGTACGAATTTCAATTACAGTGACGGCTGGACCAACCGTCTCATGGCAGAACTGAACGGAAAGTGAGGAAAACTATTATGCCTACTTTTTCGAGTGCCCCGTCGGCGCCGACTCCCGCGCCGCCTCCGCCCGCGGCTAGTGCACCTACCCCTCCACCGCCTCCGCCACCTCCGCAGCCTCGGCCTGCCCCGGCGCCGCCCGCATGGTCTGTGCCGCTCAGCGTGATGGCGCCCCCGCGCCCCACTAATCGTTTCATGGCATGGCTCCGCAAGCCGCGGTCCACAGGCGAAGGTATGGCAATGGGTGCGGTAGCTCTCATTGTAGGTGTTATTGGACTGTCATTGGCGTGGCGCGCATTTTGGTGGCTCCAAGTATTCTTCGCTTACTTCGCTACGGTCGGCACTCTCGGCAACTGAAATAGCGTGAATGATTGTGGACAAGGTGTTTTTGAAACCGGTTTGGCTGTACTTGCCAGACGGCAATAAAGAGAGAATCATAGCACAAACCGACAACAGCAAGGGGATTGGTTTCAATTCTATTCATGACGGTGTAGAACGGATACACTATTTCAGATACGACGAGTATTCGATCACACAGACAGAAAGAGGAGATTATGTGGTGTCACTCGTAGATGATGGGTGCGAGAAGATTTACTATCCGAATGGCGTGTATGAGTATGTTTCGAAGGTAGTGCCGCATGATGGGTTTTGGGAGGTGCACGTCCGCCGCAATTCTTTCAGTGAACGGCGGGTAGAGTGTTGGAGCCGCCGCTACGTTTCTCTGGAACAGAAGCATGATGGCTGGTATTGGTGGCGTATTGGCAGATATAAGTCTGATCCCGGCTGTGAGTTGAAGTTTGTGGGCGAACCGATTCGTTTTCATGTCTCCGACGATTATGACGCGCTTGTCAGGAAGGTTTGTCGGTATTTCACTGGCGAATGGTGCATTTGGTATGAGGATGAGAATGGTGGGGGAGCGTTTCTCACGTTCGACGAGCAGCTCTATGAGTTGACCACCAACGATAATGTTCTCCATATCGTGATGAAGAATGATGAGTATGTCAAGGATGATGTGCACGAGAATGCCGTGTCTCACCCATCGCATTATGTGGCCCTCGATCCTGAGCCCATCACTTTCATTCGCGACAAAGACTATCTGACAGGCAGTGCTTTGAAGTATATTTTCAGGGCGGGTCACAAGAATGATGCTGACGAGAATGTTGATATGGGAAAGGCGGCGTGGTATCTTCGTGAACTCGTCAACGACCATGGAAGCCAGTCGGTGATTGCAATTCTGCGAAACGTCTACTGGGACACTATTGATAGACAGCTCACCCCACAGGGGCGTGCCAGGGAGGTTCGAGACAGGCTCACAGAGTTCATGTCCGCCATTTCACACGATCACCTCAGTAACTACATTCCAGAAGAGAGATGAGCGTTATGGAAAATATTGTCAACATTGTTTTCGTTGATTTGGCGAAATGTGGTGAACTGTGGGGCGCGGCTGCGTTTATGCATGCCACCGACTGTAACTTCACTATCAGGAGTTATGCTATCGATCCGCCTGCCGCGATCCGTGGGCTTATGCACACCGTGCAATTTGTTCAGGGAGTAACACTTACCTTGCGTTCATGGCGGGAAGGAAGGGTCACTTTTACTAGGTGCACATATTCGGATGAGATAGGCGGGTATGTGCTCACTTACAGCGACTCGTCGGACGACGATGCGTACGTCTGCGCGATCGTACTGTCGGAACGCGGTAAAGACATGGTAGAAATTATCCCGGGAGAGAAGCCTGCACTTGCCCTCGAAGCCGAAGCAATCCTACGCAATAAAGGTTACACGGTCCATATGATCAAGGAAAACGAAGACGGGAGTCGCCAGAATGGCTACACTGAGTGATTTCACTCTCCGACGCAGAATCGATTGGGGTGAACTCATCTCCGACTGGCGTAAACCGTTGTCTATTCAACCGGCGTCGGTAGAAGTGCGGCTAGACGAGAACATTATCACCTACCGTCACGACGACGAGAATGTCACCATCGGCGAGAATGGTTATGAGCTGTTGCCGGGTGAGTTTATTCTCGCGTCCACCCAGGAGAAAGTCAGCGTGCCAGCCGACCTAGTAGCTAGGGTGGAAGGTAAGTCGTCGTGGGCGCGCCGAGGAATTCTCGTGCACGTGTCTGCGGGATACATTGATCCGGGATTCCAGGGAAACGTGACTCTGGAAATCGCCAATCTACACTCCAGTAAGGCTGCTCGTCTTTTCCCGGGGGATAGGATTGCGCAGATCGCTTTCGAGGATCTGGACAGGCCGGCCAGCATGCCATACGGCACCAATGGTCTCGGATCACACTATCAGGGGCAGACCGGCGTCACGCCATCGGCTATGGAGATGAAATAATGAACAAGATTGATCGCCGGGAAATTGCGCTGACTATTGCTAAGGAATTGCAGAACACGATTACGTCGCCCCGCATTTCGGACCGCACGGGAGTTACCGTCATTGACTCCCCGTCAGGGAATATCGAGATCACCGATAACGGTGTTGCGGTGACGACGAAGCGCGGAGTCTCAGCAGGATGGACTCACGAGGAATCCTGCAGCCCGGAGCATTCTGCGATGCGTTGTAGCCTACTTCTGCGGAGCGTTTCATGACAGCAAATAATCTAATGCTGGAGATCGAGCGAGAGATCAGCCTTGTACAGTTATGGCTTCCGAAGCCCGACGTGTGTGATATTGACGAAGCGCACATGGTCGCTCTTCTGAAGTGGCACAACCAGCATAAGGGCGTTGGGATTGATGTCACCGTAGAAAATGACGACGGCGGCACTTTCAGCAAATGGGTTGTCTGGGGTTGGCCATTGAACGTTGTAGGTGTATACCATGAAACAAGCGGAGAGAATACGTCTGATCTTGCGCGCCGTCTAGCACGGCGTTGGGACAGTGTAGAGTGTGACGCAATCGCTGGCCGCCGATTTCGGGAAATCAACAGTACGATTCATTCGATCCTGAACTCGCCGTCTATCACCGTTCAGGACGATGCACGCTCCGACCTCATGGGCGTCTTGGACGATATTGCTCGCGAGCACGGAGGAGACTATCAACGCCTGGGACTATAGTCTCTTCCGTCGGGTACGAAAACATTCCCCCTCACCACGATTTCTGTGGTGAGGGGGAATGTTTCACGTGAAACACTCAGGCGCCCGGCTGAGGAGACGGAGCCGGAGCCGCTTTCGCCTCCAACGCGGCAACACGCTCAGCCAGGTCGAGGTAGCCGCCATGCCAAGCAACCACGCGCTCCATGATCCAATCCGACGGAGGATTCTGGTAAGGATTCTTCTCAGGAACCCACTGGCCGCCCTCGCCCTGCACCAGCTCGCCGTCGGTCACATACAAATGTGACACACCGAACGATGCGGCGCGATCGATTACCTGCCGGAAATTCTCTTTCGTAACCCCATGAATAACGTGCCACCACTTGGTGGAAGGCTGCGCCCGCATCACATCATTCGCAATCGGGTTATTAGGGTCGTCCGTCAAATACTTGGCGGCAGTATTCTCAAAGCTCATGCACACATCGAAATCGAGCGAGCACACTGCCTCAGTAATATTGCTACCAGGGTTGATAGCGATTGTGAAATCCTTGCCGTAGGTGTGTCGAATTTCGCCGATGAGATCACCGTACCAACCAACGCGTCCCGCCTGGACGCCCCATCCGTTGATTACCTCGTCCAAGAATACACCCTGGAAAAGACCATCGTACTGGGAGCGCAGGTTGGCGCACAGCTGCATAATGTATTCGCGCGTAAACTTATCCGGGTCCGGCACACCATTCCTAGCGGCGTCCTCCTTAGCGAGCGACGCGACACCATAACGGGTAGGAATATACCAGAGAACCCTCTTTGCCCCGGCCGCCTGGGCACGCTGCGCCTGCGTAAGAAAGTCGTTGTCTTTGGCGGACCAATCGCCCGTGGAACGATTCATGATCACATAGCCGAGCGCATTCCCATAGGCCAGCGTCTTGGCCCACTTCGAAATCTTCCCGGCCTGACCCTCATTGTAGAAATCGGGCCAGAAATACGTGACGGGGGAGTAGTAGTGTCCGCCGACCGCGAAAGGCGAGATTGAAGAGAACAGCGGGGCGACCAGCTTATCTACGCCGGCCTTAGTGTACCCAGTAACGTTTGCCATTGTGTTTTCTCACTCTCCGTAGGTCCAGGTAAGACCATCGTCGCTGACGGTGATCTTGCCACCGTTGTTCTGGCCGCCTCCGCCAGGATTGCCAGGATCGGGGGTAGTGCCGCCGTTCCATGCTGACAGGGATGTCACCTGCACGTCGCCGGACGCGGGCAGCTCTGCACCTCGGACTTCACGTGCCCACACGCCGGCGACGTTCAGAACGATTGCCCATCGTCCGCCGTGGCTGGCGTCTACTTCCACCTCGATCCTGCCTTTGTCGTCGGCGTCGCCGCGCACGGGTGCGGGGACTGTCGTAATATTGTCGGACGTGTAAACGGTTTCAGGGCGGACGCTCATTGTTGCGTTGACTGTCTTGCCGGCCGCATTCACAACCGTAGCTATGACTTTAGTCATATTATTATCACCTATCTCCAATAGTGAACTATATTTGTTGATTACAGGTCAACGCGGGTCGCGCCAAGGGTAGCCACCGTAAACACCGTGCCCGGGAAAACGCCGCCATCGTAATGCCAGTACGGGTCGGCACCATAGCTGCCCGCCGTAGTGTAAGCGACCCTGTGTGAGCCGGCTTCCACGGAAAGGCGCCATTGCATATGGTGCGTCATAAACGTGCGATTGTATTGAATCTCGGTCTGCCAAATACCCCTATTGTCGAGCTTGAATCCGAAGAAATACGAGCCGACAGCCTTATCCTTCTCCTCCTCGGAATGATAATCCTCATGCGCAATGCTCACGCACACGTCAAGCGAGAACTCCATGAGACTCTTAATAGGTAGGGTAACAATACCGTCACCCCACGTGTAAGTAGCATGATCCGAGGTAGGGCGTCCACGGCCGTTCGTATTATCACGGTGCCGGTAAAGTACACCGCTGAACGAATTCGCTGGGTTAATGTTGAATGACCCGTCGCCAGCCTTGGAGCCGTCAGCGGTGTACAGAATGTCGTCAATAATGAAAACTGCGGGGCGCGCTTTCGATACCGCCCCGGATGGTGCGGCCGCAAGCATGACCCGTGCCGCGGCTACGGACGCCGCTGGCATAACTCTGCCGGCGGAATCATCATACGCATCCCAGGCCTCAATGAGATTATCATCTACCGTGGGGACGATGCCGCCGGTCCACCTAGTATTAGGCATATTGTTTTCTCCTAAAAATATTGTTACACAATCTTCAGTAGGTGAGCCAGCTAACCGTCATCTCGCCCCAATCCATAATTGTACCCTCGTCAATATTCTGATACGTATAAAGCGCGATCCGATCTCCGACGTTCAGGCGCCTAACACCTGTCACCTGCAGTGCAGTCCACAGGCCGTGGTTCAGCGCAGCATACATGTAAACGCCGTATTCGACATCGTTGCTGCGAGCGACCCTTGTGCCGCCAACATATCCCGCCCATGATGACCTGTACCATGTTGTGCCGTCTAGACGATAGAGCCCGCTCTGCGGGATAATGATTTCGACACCATCCACTTGCATTCCGCCGCGAACGATCTTCTCCTGCGACCCGACCGGGACCTTGGTCCACTTGTCTTTCACAGTCCACAATTGTGCGTTGTTTGTTGCCATGTGGGCGAAAGGCGGCTCTGTGAAAGTACGCCACGACGACGCGTGAGGCGAAGCTGACCCTGGCGGGTCATAGGACACACCATTCGTGTCCATAATGAGCTCGCCGCCCTGACGGTCGGTGATCTGTATTTTCGCAACACCCTCGTCGTCGCGGAAAATATGCAGACCGGAGGAGCGGCTCATTTTCCATGACACGTACATGGAATAAATGATCCCGAGCTGCATTCCCGGCGTGAAAACATCATTCGTGCGGGCACTAATGTAGAAAGGCGTGTCAGTGTCTTGGATCCACGTACCGTCGGGGAGCGTGAAATCGAATCTTATTTTCTTCCCAGCCGTCGCCTGCTCGTCAACAGCAATAATTCTATTCTTGCCAATGTTGATTGTGAGAATCGCACGGCCGTTCCACGACGGAGTGAAAAGAATATACCCCTCGACCTTGCCAACGCCCTCACCGGCGATACCGTATGTTTTTGGTTTCGCAACAGCAATATCGTAGATTGCCATCTGCGCGCCATCGTTACGATTAGGACGATCCCTGTCCGTCAGAACGAACCGCGTACCGCCTTCGAGTTCCTCTACGGTCGCGATTTTGGGAGACCAAATAGACTCCCAGAACTCATATTCGCTGCCGAGCCCGAATCGAATATTCTTCTCACCTGACGTCGGCTCGGTGTCAACGAGCGAAAGTTCCCCACCAATAAGCCTGTTACCGATGAGATCGCCGGTGACCTTTGCTGCGTTGAATGTGGCGTTTCCTGCGGTCAGCATTTCTGTAGTGACGGACGCGAACGCCGCGATCTTGGCCCAGAGTTCCCCGGACGCGTAAATATTACGTGCGGACACAGAACCGTCAGCCAGTGAAACGTTTCCCACGGACGATGGGACGAGAATACTGCCGGCGACCATTGTCCTGGTCACCCACTGTGTGCCATCCCAAATACGCACGTCAGTAATGTGCCCCGCATTGTCGGTGACATACCAAATCAACCCTGTGACAGGATTCTCTGGCGCGGTCTGGGCCACTACAGGAGGCCGATTAGCTTCCGCAATCTGGACAGCTTTCTCCGCGTCTTTCGCCGCTTTGTTCGCAGCACCCTCGGCTTTGTTGGCTCGGTCTCGAATCGCGTCGGCTTCCTTGAAAGCGCGCTCAGCGTCTTTCGCGGCCTGACTGAGCATTTTGCCAGTGTGCCCGAGGTTCTCGACCTTTGCGCCGGAAGGCGGTTCGGCGATAGGGTCACTGATCTTGACTACACGGCCGGATGAGTCAATGATAACGAGTACGCGGGCGCCTATCCATGTGGCAATCCCATCGGATTCGCCAACGGCATGAGAGGTCGGATTACTGTAAGGGATACCCACCTCTACCCAGCCGGACGGGAGCGTAGAGTCCGTGGCGGACGTGCCAGTGATTTTCCCGTACGTCCACGATACTGAGGATTGCTGAACAATAACATTGTTATTGTTGCGGCCGCCGCCATTTCGTGGCGCCGTATCAAGCAATAGTGACGGTCTAACCATGATGCCCGCTATTCTCCCAGTACCTCTATGTCTACCCTCATTGTAGCGGACGGATCAGACAATGGAAGACTGTAAGCGGAAACACGACCAGCAATATGCTCACCCTGCTCAGTAATCACACCAACAATATCCCCCACCTCAATACGAGCATCCGGAATAATCGTCAAAGACCTGGAAGAGCGAGAAGAGATGTCCTGAATCATGTACGTGTCTGCGGCCTCGGATACCTCTCGCGCCGACCCGGCGGCGCTGAATTCTTTGTGCGAAGTAACCCAACCATAGCCGGCCGGCTCGTATGGCGGGTCAGTGATTTCGCGTTCCGCGGTCCAACGCTCCTCTTGCTCGCCCTGAGCTTTCTGTTGCTTACTGCCGGTAACGTACCAACGATTCGGACGACGGCCGCCCGACCTCGGAGCGCGCGGAGCCTCCAAAAGAAACCCCGACTCATACGTATAAATCTCGTCAGGCGCCGTCTTGTCACGAAGCTTGAAAATATGCAGCATTCCATCGGCTCCGCTACGAATACCGCAGCCTCGCGATTCGACGAGTTTATAGATTGATTCGATTCGTGAGTTTCCCCATTGCGTGGTGCGGGGGATAGGCGCGTCCCATACGTCGTCCTCCAGTTTTACTCGCACATATTCGGCGAGTTCGTTGGCTTCGGAGAGCAGAGTGGCCCCAGCGCTTGGGGAGGACGGCCACGGCCTCGGATTATCGGCAAGAATCTGCGTCAAATCCTTACAGGAAACGTTCACCTTCTCTTTCGACACGGACCATTCCATGTTGACGAATTCGCCGAGCGGAATTTCCCAGTAGTCGCCGCGCCGATTCTCGTAAAGCGCTGTCACCATGGAACGCTGCCCGAAATTGTTGAGCGCGTCCAATGGCCATTCCGGAACCCAGGACATCGGGCAAGAGTAAGATAGGGCGCCCGGGACCTGGCGGTTCGTTGAGGACCACTCGACTTTCACTTCGGAGGCGGGTATTCCGGTTTTGAGGACTTCTCCGCCTCGAATGATGTCGATTCTTGCGCCGATGCTGAGGCCGTCTGAAAGGGCGGCCAGTGTGGGGCCGTTTCTCATGGCATTCCCGCAATCATTTTGCAAATCTCAATGTATGTGCGCGATTTCCAGACTTTGTCGACTTCGCGCCATTCACCCCAGGTGACGCATGGTGCTGCCCCCCAGCCGGCGTGAGGGCCGACAAGCATGGGTGAGTCCTCGGGGAGTTCATGCCATTTCACGTTCCACCGGATAATACCGTCTCCGGTGATTCTTGCGCTGTCGACTTTGTCTACGGTGATGAATCGTGATGGTAGGACGTCAGCGGGGGCGCCGGGCGTAAGAATGAGAGGCTCACGCTTCTGCAGGATTTCCCAAACGCTGTTAACGTGTGACGGGTCGTCTAGGACGAATTGTCCGCCTCCTGTGCGGGCTACTTCGAGCATCGGCCACCTGGCGATAAGTGAGTTGTATCTCGAAATCGGGGAGGACCATTCTCTTTTATCCTGGGCCTCCTCCCAGATGAGCCCGGGCACGGTGCGCCCGTTGAGGCCGCTCACCATGCCACGCCACCACTCCACCTCAGGGCGAGTCAACGTGACCGAGGAGTCGCCCTGAGTGTATTTTAGTGTGGTGCCCGGCACGGCGTAAGCGTCCGAGAGGATCATTGTCACAGGCTCAGTCAGTTTGGGGCCCTCAAGCTCGCGAATCATTTTCGCACGCCCAGTGAGAGGTCTTTTGTCTCGAGCCATACCCGGGACAGCGAAAAGGCGATCCCCCGCGTAGACGGGTTCCTTGCCTGTGGCCATTATTGACGGCAGCCCTGTGTGTGTAGCAATCCATCCCGTAATCGGCATTATTATATGCTTTCCGTCACAATGGTTTTCATCGGTTCATTCGGTCATAGTCTACTATGGCCGACGTTGCCTCTACCTGCATACGCCCCACAAGATCATTGTCAACGTCCCGAATTTCGAGCACGTCAGGGCCGAGCGCACGATTCTCCAGGAGGCTGATCAATTTATCCATTTTCTCCCACTGGGCCGACGTAAAAACAGGCTCAGGACGACCAGTTTTATTTTCGATCGTTGAGAGGCCGGGCTGCAGGAAACCGCCATTATCGTAGCGGAGATTACCCGCGGACGGCCCACCATAGATCGGAACCTCACGCACCGGAATACCAAAAGTCGGCGCCTCAACCATCATGCCGTTACCGGAGGCGATAGCAACGTGGTGAGCTGGGTAACCCCAGAACAGAAGCGTACCGGGAACCATAGGGTTACCGGGCGATGACATTGCCTGATATCCGGCCGCCGTGAGACGCGGCACATGAACGCCCATTGCGTTGAGCGCCCAATAAACGAGACCAGAACAATCGAGCCCACCGCCCGGGGAGACGCCGCCCCAAACATACGGTGTACCTATAGCCCGTCGCGCCGTATTCACGAGGTCGCCGGCGGCCGCACCGATTGCACCGATTCCGCCACCGAATCCACTGACCACAGGCATGTGATCTTTGATCCAATCGCCGAGCGCGTCAATGGTTTTATCTACGCCCGCTTTGCCTGCGTCAAAGAATGGTTTCGCCCCGTCGCCGCCCCACGAATCGAGAAGCTTGTGAACCGGAGCCTTGATGACAGTCTCGACGGCTCCGATTGGGTCGGAGAATATCGAGGATACCGCGTCGGCCGCGCCGGTGATCCAATTAAGGGCAGCAGACGCGCCCTTTTCTACCGTTGATTTGACAGGGTCCCAAATACCGCCCGGGGCGAATGCGGCATAGCCGGCATCGCCGCCGGGAATCCTGTCCCCGTGCGCGGCGGCACGATTCATTGCATTAACCATTGCAGGGCCGCCGACAGCTTTCACCCATTCGGGCCGCATGATTGCTTCTCCGCCGGAAAGGGCGAGCCGGCCACCGCCATCGGGTGATACGAAATGGTAAATGTCACGGCCCGGGGAGTATCCGGGCAGGACACCACCGGACGCGTACCCGCCAATCGTGGGAGCCTCGGGAAGACGAAGATCGAGAGAAAGTTTCTCCATCATACCGTTAACGAGTTTCCGCAGCCCATTGTTGTAGACTGTGCCGATAACGAAGTTAACGGGCTTAGCTGCGGCTTCCTTGATTTTGTCCCACGCCGTCCTAACGCCGTCTTTCATGGTGTTAGCGGCGGCTACGACCCTGTCCCAGGCGCTCGTGATTGCGGGGACGAGCGTGTTGGCGATCCAATCTTTAACGATTTGGATTTCGCCTTTCAGGATGTTCCATGCGGAGACGACCATGTTTTTCAGCCAGCTGGTCCACGAAACAACGGTGTTCCAGGCTGCGCTGATCGTGGTGGCTGCGCCTTGAATTACGGCGACCCCCATGGTGACCGCAGCGATGATGGACGCGAATACGAACGCAATGATTCCGCCCAGAATTTTCGCACCCGTAGAGATTATTTCCCAGGCCACACTAATAACAGGTGCAGCATAGGTTTGAATCCAATTCACCACCGGCTGCATAACGGCCCAAATGCCGTTCCACGTCGCCGATAGGGAGCCCCACATAATAGACGCCGTGTCTTTAATAGCATTGAACGCGCCGACCACCCATGGCCATGCAATATTGTAGATCCAATCAACGACGGGCTGAATGGTGGCCCAAATGCCGTTCCATGCTGCTGATATGGTGCCCCAAAGTGCGGAGGCGGTATCTTTAATTGTGTTGAATGTGTCGACGACCCAGGGCCAGGCCGTATAGTAAATCCACTCGACCACGGGCTGCATAGCCGCCTGAATAGAGGTCCACGCAGCCTGAACCGTACCCCAAAGATTGGACGCCGCGTCCTTGATAGTGTTGAAAGTATCTACGACCCAAGGCCACGCTGTATAGTAGATCCATTCAACTACCGGCTGCATAGCAGCCTGAATCGCAGCCCACGCGGACTGAATATCGCCCCACATGTTAGTGGCCGTATCCTTAATCGCATTAAAGGCGCCTACAACCCACGGCCAAACCGTATTGTAAATCCAATCCGCAACGGGCTGAATTGCGGTCTGAATAGCAGTCCACGCGATCTGAATATCGGCCCACATCATGGAGGCGGTGTCTTTAATCGCGTTAAAAGCGCCCACCACCATGGGCCAAATATCATTGTAGATTTGTGTGGCGACGGGCATGATTGCCGCCCAAATAGCGTCCCACGCCCACTGAATCGTAGACCAGAGCGCACTCACACCCCAACTAATGGCATCCCATGCCGTGGTGAGATACAAGGCGGCGACGTTGACGATCCAGTCGACGACGGGTCGGATTATGTCGCTGATCCCTTGCCACGCGGCGACCATTCCGTTCCAAACGATCATTGCGCCCGCGGAAATACCGTCCCAGGCGGCTTGAAGGTTGGGCCAGGCGGTATTTACAATCCAATCGACGACAGCTTGAATGACGGGCTGTATTCCCTGCCAGACGTTGACGATGCCGTTCCATACCCATTGGGCGCCGGCGACGATTCCGTCCCATGCCGCCTGGAGCGCGGGCCATGCGGTGCCGACGATCCAATCAATGACCGCCTGAATAACGGGCTGCATTCCTTGCCAGACGGATACCATGACGCCCCACATCCATTGGGCGCCGGCGACGATTCCATCCCATGCGACTTGCATGAGAGGCCATACGTTAGCGGCGAACCAATCGGCCACGGCCCCGGCGGCTGTTTTGATTGCTTCCCAACAGGAAATGACGACGTTGCGGAATGTTTCGGAGTTCTGCCATGCCACAATGATTGCCGCGACCAATGCTGCGATAGCGATCACGACGAGGCCGATTGGGTTGGCGTCCATTGCTGCGTTGAATGCCCACTGTGCCGCGGTCGAGGCGATTGTTGCAGTTTTGTGGAGGACCATCATTGCCGTGGCCCTACCCCAAGCAACCGCCTGCATCGTGATCTGCGTCGTTGCGCGCGCGATATTTGACAGGAATTCGCCGGCGTACATGAGGTTGAGCTGCGCGGTCTCCACCACGTCTTTGACTTTCGCCACGGTCATCGCATTAATGGCCGTGGTGACACGCCCCGCAACCCCGGCTACGCCCTCCATGTCATTCAACCATTGCTGCATTGAGGACATGACCATGACAGCTTTCCATGCCGTAAACGCAGCCGCAATACTATAAACCGCCACTTTACTATTGAGAATAGCGACGGTGAGATTCTCCATGAATTGGACGAGGCTGCTGTTCGCGATGGTGCTGAGCGCCGTGGCGATACCAGGGACGAGCGTCCCGACAATGAATTTACCTAGCTCGACAAAACTGTTACGAACATTGGTGATGTAGGAAATGATTCCGGAATCTTTGTCGAATCCAAAAATCGTCCCTGTGAAATCACCGGACAGAAGCAAATCTTTAAGATTCTTCAACGACGGGACGAGCGTCTTGTTGATCCATTCCCCGGCAGCGGCGGCAGCGTCACGCATGCGGAAAAGGAAATCAACGAAACTAGAGTCTTCTTCGAACGAGAAGATCGGGCCCGTAAAATCACCCTTGCGGATAACGTTGAAAGCATTCGTAATACTGGGGATGAATGAATTGCTCACCCAGTTGAATACTTTTTCGAACCCTTTGCTCATGGCGTCAAGGGATGCGGTGATCCACGGTAGTGCTTTTTCGGCGATTTCCTGCGCCCCAGTCACAAGGGTCGCTTTGAAATTCCCCCAAGCGCCTTCCAGGGTTTTGGTGGATGTAGCGGCCTCAATGGCCACGTCCTCCATACCGAGATCGAGGATTGCTTGGTTGAATTCCTCGGCGGTGATCTCGCCTTTTTCCATGGCTTCCCGGAAATTGCCAGTGTAGGCGCCATTCTTTTTCATGGCTTCCTGCAATTTACCGGACGCGCCAGGAATGGCGTCGGAAAGCTGATTCCAGTTCTCGGTGGTAAGTTTTCCGGCGCCCGCAGTCTGCGTCATAACGAGACCGACCGTTTTGAACGTCTGCGCATTTCCACCAGCAACAGCGTTCAGGTTACCGGCAGCCTCGGCGAGCTTATCGTAGCCCTTTACGCCGTTGGATGCAAGCTGCGCGGTAATGGACTGGATATCGTCGAGCTCGTAAATCGTGCGGTCCGCGTAGGAGCGTGTGCTTTTTGTGAGCGCGTTGATTTCGTCCGCACTTTTACCGGCGAACGCGAGCGTTTGCTTGAATTTGATTGTGGCGTCGGCAGCATTGAATGCCTCTTTTGCGACACCGCCGAACGCAACTGCGATTCCGCCGATTGCGAGTCCTCCGAGCGCGGCGCCGGCGACTTTCGCTACCGATTTGAACGCACCACCAAGCCCGGATGTGATCTTTCTCTCGGCCGGCCCAGTATCGACGTTACTGATTTCGCTATTGATACTCCGAGCGAGGCCTCGCACGGACGGGCTGATCTGAATCCATGCGGTCCCGAGATCATATCCGGCCATTGATACCTCTCCGAAATCATGTGTAGCGAAAATGATTCACGCCAATCAAACCGTTTTTCGTGTTTGTCTTGGCGTGAACCATTTTACACTATCCAATAGAAACGCGGGTCATCTGCCGTATCGGGCAAGCCATTTCTCACCCTTGGCCTTCTGTGCCTTAGCGTGCTTGCTTGATACCTTGGGGTTACCGGTTTCCCGGTATCCTTCAGCGGGCGGTTTCGGCCCCTCAGGCCACTTATCTTTCTTGACACCATTGACGGCAAGCAATGTGGTCTGAATGTTGTGTGCTGACATTATTGTGGCGGCTACTTCGTCGGACCAGTATCTGTCTCCGCCTCGCGCCCTATCGAATGTTGACCCTGGCGGGAGTCCTCCGATGAGTGCCATTACCCGCCTTGGGGTTATTCTGCCTCGATATAGATCGAGGAGATCTGTGTTGTAGTATCGTTGCAGGTCGGCTTCTATCTCCCACCCATACTCGCGGAGTAGTGGTGAGAGAATTGTCAGTTTCCCGCGCCCACCTCGGACACGATTGACTGCATAAAGTCGGTCACCGCGTCGATCGGGACGCGACCGTTCTCGTCCTCCAGAGCAGAGTAGACCTCGTCCTTGTGGTCGCCTACGATAAGGCGGAAAAGCGGGAACGGATTGCCGGCGTCGAGAGCCTCGAATGCGCGGAAGTCCTCCAGCGCCTCCGGAGGAATATCAAACTCGATACCCTCGTAGTCCACGTGAATCGGGTCGCGCGTGGCCTCAGCCTTAGCCAGCCTGTCAGCCGGCGCCTTGGCGCCAGCGGACTTTGCCTTGCTCTTCGTGGTCTTGTCAGACATAATGGGTTGTCCTCAAAATTTGTTTAATAAAGTGGGTGGGTTGTGTTTGTTTTGGATCTTCCCCGCTATCCCGCGACAACCCATCCGAAACACGGAATAGCGGGGAAGTATTGTTGTCAGGCGGGGAGCAGGGCCTTGTGGTCGGAGTAGATAATGTAGTCGCCCAGCACGGAGAGGTTGTACTCGTAGCCGGTGATCTCGGCCTGCTGGAAAGTGATCTCGCCGCGCTCGCCGAGCTCCAGGCGCGGGAAAACGATACGAATCTGCGCACCCACGCCAGACACGTCGAAGAAATCGGCGACACCGCAGAGGAGCTTGACCTTGCGGGACGACTTAGCGGTGATCTTCACGCCCTTGGTGGCGCCGCCATCCTCAACCTTCTCGCTAGTAGCGTCAAGATACCAGGAGAGCGGGGCGAGCATCGTCTCCAGGAGAGTGGCACTGAAAGTCGTCTCTGAGGAGTCGAGGAAAGTCTTGACAACTCCGTGACCCTGGTGCCCCTTGATCTTGGTGACAGAGTCATCGGACGTGAGCTTGAACCCGTCCTCGCTAATCCACCCAACATTAGTGAGACCGGTCACGCCGGAAAGGTCCTGAGTGAGCGACGTGACCTTCTCACCGAACTTCTCGACGTAGTCGCCCAGCCAGAGCGCGTCATTGTCGGACGAGAAAATGAGTGCATTGTCAGCGTTAACAGCCATTATTTGTTCACCTGTGTGCTGTAATTGTTAATATTGCAGTCGCCCTCGCCTGAGACGTGTCCGGATCGGGCATTTCTATCGGATAAGATGATTGTACCATCACTATACCATCCCGATAGTTGGGCATAGTGTGCGCCACATTCACGGCATCGCACGCGATTTTCATCGCCTCACCCGACGACTGCGCGTAAGCGTCGATCGTCTCCAGTGCGGTGCAAAGTGCTTTCTTCGTGACTCCTGTGCCTCCTGTTGAGAGGACTCGAATGAACGCGGCGGGACGATCCGGGTTCTCGGGTCTGCGGGCCACTACCGGCACGCTCATGTGTGCGGACAGGAAGTCCATGAGCCTCTTTTTTATGTCCGGCACCACGGGGGCACGATCATATGTTGGACTCATTTCCCGCCGCCACCCATTGCGAAGCCGATCGCACGCTCCAGCGTATGCTCCCTCATCTGTCTGCGCATTGCAGCAATAGTGCGCGCTCTGACGTATCCGCGGGTACGATTTCCGTGCGTCGTTTCACCCTCGAACCCGCGGCCGGCGGCGTTGGCTACGCGCCCCGTCTCAAGTGCAATCGTCCGGGCTACGTCAGGGCCGCGCAGAAGATCGGCGACACCGTCACGGTTGAGCTGGAATTTTACTTTCGGCATTATTCGCTCACCTTGTCTTCGTTGGCGCGAATCTGCACAACCATCCCCTTAGGGTAAGGCGAGGGGCGGCCTTCGACACGGTATTCTATGCCGTCTACAATGAGATGATCTTCTGAAGTCACGTCGATTGTGGTATTCCGCCAGTAAAGGGCGGCGGGCACGGTGACGGGCATTGCCCCAGCACTGATCGGCTCAGTGGACGTGGCCGGCGCAAACACAGCAGGAGGCAGGGCAACGTTCTCCCACTGCCCCGGCACGGGATTACCGTACTGGTCTTTCGATGCCGGGCCTCTTCTGCGTCGCGTGACGGGAACGTATCCGGATAGCATTACGGTTCCTGCCCGCTGATCGCGTTAATGTCTTCGATCAGTTGATCGGTGACGGATCGCGCATCATAATCTTGCAGGAGGTCTACCTCGAACGCACCACCGGAGCCTCCGAGGGCGTCTTTTTCCTCGCGTTTCAGGTAGAGACCGCCCTCGGGATTCTGATACGTAAATTGGTCAGAGAATGGTCCAGTTGTGTGCGATTCTGAGGCTATAATCCCGTGCGGCTCGGAGTAGATTCCGCCTCCGCTGTCTGTGACGCCGCCGATAACATCCCCGCCCTGCATTGCACGTCGCACTACAGCACATGCTACTCGCTTTCGAGTGCGAGGGGTAGCGGATTCCCAGCGGGGGCATTTCGACACGATGAGATCGGTTGCGTCGGCGAGGAGTACGTCGGCGCGAATACGCTCGTTGTCGGAGAGTGCCCGCCACCGCGCTTCTAGGTCTTCGACCGTGGCGAACGGGATAATGTCGTCAGGGATCACTTTGCCGTCTTTCTAGGGCGGCCTCGTCCTCGACGAGAGGCGGGTACTGGCGGGGCAGTACGAGGGGAGGGGGAGGTGGGCTCATCTGCCCCGCCAGTGTCATCATTCTCAGGATCGATTTCAGTGTATTCGTCTCCAAGCGCCACATTATGGTCGTTTGCGAGATGAATCACAATGTCGTGGTCTCGGTGCTTGTAATATCGCATTTCCGAAATCGCCTCTAAGAAAAATTTTGTTTGGATGGGTTGTGTTTTGTTTCTTTACGGCGATTTTATCAGGCGCCAGCCTTGGTCTTAATCGTCGCGAACTTATCCGGGAAAACATACCAAGCGTACAGAATCTCGAGACGCAGAGCAATCTGGTTCCGTCGCTTCAGGTCGCCCTGACCGTCCGGGTCACCGAAACGGATAATCTCGAGCGGCAGGGACCGCTGAATTCCCCACCGAATACCATCCACGAAGTCACCGACAATGCCCTCGACATTGGTGGCGGCGGTCGCCTCGGGCTTGCCGGCAACGGTGTTTCCAGCGGCGGCCTGGAGGCCCATAAAATTGTCAATGTCAACGCCGAGGCCGATCTGCGGGTAACGCGGCGTGCCCGACGGGGAACCGTCAGCATTCTTGGTCTGGAGGCTACCGAGCGCCCAAACGGCGGACGGGGCCAGGGCGAGACCAGTGGGGGTAATCGGCGCGGCATTGTCGTTAATGAGCAGACCGGCGGCCTGACGGATCGCCTGGTCCATCTCCGTAGTGCCGATCTCGACGCTCTTGGTGGTGGAGGTAAGGTAGTTGGTCCACGCGTCGATAACGGCGCCGGTCAGCGGGTTAACACGGTGGTAAAGGCCGAGGTCGAGGGCGCGGGAAAGCGCCTCACTACCCTTCTGTGCGAGCCGGTTGAGGACGTCCAGCTGATAGTCCTCATCGGCCCACTGAACCTCCTCGCTGAAACGCATAGTGACCTGAGCCTTATGCGGCTTAGCGGTTACGTAACCGAATTCACCGTAGGTGGGTGCCTTCTCAGCGCCCTCGTCAACGAACTCAGCGCGCGGGAAATTATCGAAAGTGATAATGTCCACGTCGCCGAAGGTCATGGGGATTCCACCGTTGAGCTTGGCGACGGTGGAGAGAGTCTGGGTGCGAGTGATGATCCCGTCGGCGATCTGCCGAGGCATGAGGACCTTCGCCTTGCCTGAATCAAACACGGCCATTTTAGTTGGTTTCCGTTTCTTTCTAGTGTTTTACTTTTAGAATAGCGGCTGTACTTGTATCAGTCGCCGGTGAAAACATTCCGAGCGAATTCTGCAAGATTGCCGCCGTCATTGTCGGGCGTGGCTCCGGCCTGTGGTACCACGGGGGCGACGGACGGCTTAGCGTCGTGCAATGCCTTGGCGATTGCGGCAGCATGAGCGTTGATTTCATCCTCGGTTGTTCCTCGGATCAAATCGGCACTGATACCGTGCTCTGCGGCCGCGTTAGCGGACCATTCGCGGACCTTAGCAGCAGCTTCAAAGTCAGCGACCTTTGACTTTAGGGCTTCGATTGTGGCGTCTTTGTCGCCGATGGCCTTGGCAAGCTCATCCCGTTCGTTGGCGGCGCGCCGATTTTCCTTGGCGCGGCTCTCCCACTTACGGGACTCGCTCTTCCAGTCGATTTCAGGCTTACTAGCAGCGTTGTCCCCATTCTTGGGGGTGTTGTCGTCGTTAGTGGCGCTGCTGTCGGCTGGCGTGTCGCTTGCGGCGTTGTCGCTCATTGGGCGTTTCCTATATTTTGACCGTGCGGTTATTGTGATGTTTTCAGGCAACTACTTTTGGGCTTTGCAGCCGTCCTTCAGTGGCCCCTTGTTTATGCATTGTAGCACAATCATTCAATTGGCCGGGTGCGCCATTCTGTGAGCTCTTCCTGGTGTGTGTCTATCCACGATGAGACGAGTTCACGATGGCGTTTGCGACCTTTTTCAGTTTTGTGTCTGGCTGCGAGCGTGTATGCTTTCGCGGGAACTTCGCGTGAGGTTGGGTCCCATGCTGGGACGGCGACACATTTGCAATTGTCGTGCGCCCCGAACGATGCCGTCCCCTGGCTGCGGTAGTAGCATTCGTTCATTGTGAGCATGACGCAGAAATTGCATGCTTGTGGGTTGCGTGTTCGTCTTTCCCAGCCCATGGCTTCCGGGTCGGACCATGTCATGTCTGCGATTTGTGAGCGGGCTCCGTCGCTGACGTATCGGATGAGCGCCCCGGTCAGATAGGATAGGGCGATGTCAGGGGTTCCGGCGTATAGTGCGCCCGCACTGAATCTGACACTGTCGTCAATTTCGCCCTGTGGGGTGAGTGACGTTTGTACCGTGGGGGCGTCACCGGGGACATCCTGGTCTAGTCGCATGTCTCGGTACCATTCGTCGGCGATTGCGGCGGCCGCACTACCGTATTGGTCTACGAGGGCAGGCATGAGTTCGAGTAGAAGGTCGCGCGCTTGCTCGGGGCGCTGTCTAGCGGCGTGCGCCCAGAGTGTGTGTAAGTCATTTTGGGCGAGCGTGACGAGTGAGTCTATTGCTCGCCCGTATGCCCCGATTTCTGCGGTTGACAGCATAATGGTGTTAGTTTATTGGTGTTTTGGTGCCGCCGGGGAGTTTAATGTTGCGCTTAACCCTGTTTTTTGTATTGGGTGCGTTATTAAGGTTCAGGTTATTGCCGCTACCGTTGCCGTTATTGCTGACATTGTTGACGGCGTTGTCTGCACCATCGTCGCCATCATTGTTGGCCGCGTCACTGTTTTCGGTGTTCTCGCCGTTCTCATCCACGGTATTCCCGTTGTTCGTGGCGGCGAGAGCACGATCAAGCAGAGACATCGCATTCTTTTTACGATTTTCGGCGTTGATATCTGCGAGATCGTCCTCGGTGAGTCCAGCACGCCGCATGAGAGTCTGAGACTCCTGCAATGACGGGAAAGCACTGACCATTTTGACTGCGAAATCGGCGGCAGACGACGGCGAGGAATAGCGGGCGGGGGTCCACTTCACTGAGGTCTTCCACGACTCCTGCGGCGGCTCGTCGAGCTTATCCCGAACCATAACGATGTTCTGCAGTGTGCGCCGCAACGGGGCAGTGAAAATGCGCCACTGATACTCGGCCTCGTCCGCGAGCCCCGCCTCGGCCGCCTGCATCGCCTCAGCCGAGGCGGGGTTCTCCGCGAATACCCCGATAGCGGATTGAGGGAGGTTTGTGGCTGCACACAAATTTTGCGCCAGCTGACGGTACATTTCCAGGTGAGGGCTCATAGTCATTTGTGAGAATTGCCCAACGCTGGGAATGTCTCCGTTCTCATTCGGCTCCAAAACCTGTACGCGTGCCATGATTGCGGACCACCTGTCTTGGCCGGCAAAATCTGCTCTTTCCGCACCGAGCACGTACCGCTGCGGGGAGGAGAAAAATTCGGCGGACGTTTCTGCGCGGACCAGTGTCCTCACCGCCGCGTCCGTGAGATATCTTACTTCACGGGTGATTCGTGAATGCCCCAACGGCCGGTTCAGCTGCGGGTCGTAGCAGAGTGCTTCAACGAAAATACGGTTGGGCGTGTCTCCGAGCTTCTCTGCTTTCCAGCCGCCGCCGTTCTCTTTGGCGTCGATTCGCCAAATGGCGGTGGGTGTGTGCATGATGGCGCCGGCCGGCTGACCGTACTTGTCAGTCTGATCGATTGTGAGGGCGGCTTCGATTATGCGACGTCTAGTGTCCCATAGTGCGGCGGACCATTCCGCATCACGGGCCTGCACCACGACAGGCGGCTCACCAATGGTCTCATCCCCCCGCGTCACTGTGAGCAACGAAAAGGAATGCTTGTACGCGGACGTTATCGCCTGGGCGAGATCAAGATCATAGTTATTCGCGGAGAGTATTTCGTTTGCTTCGAAAGCGTCGGGCGCCCCGTTCAGGGAGTAGCCCTCGAATACGTGCCTCCTGGCGAGCATGGTGACGACTTTCTGAGGCCACCCCAACGCGGCCTTGGTGCGCGTCATTTGCGGCGGAATACTGATACCAAGGTCCTGGAAAGCGCGGTGGCCGTCATAGTAGACGGAAAGCAGCTTGTTTTTGTTCGAATGCTGCTGCCATTTCTGCCACAGTTGCAGAAATGTTACCCGGTCGTCGTCGGGAAGTCCGGAAATGCGGGTCGGTGCCGGCGTAGCATTAACGAATCGCCCATCATCAGGATAAATTTCAGTCATAGGAACAATACTCCGCCGCCACGATCATTTCTACTATTGGCGTTCTCGATTTTATCATAAGGCTTGTAACGGGGCCGTCTTTTTGTTGTGCGTGCCGCCCACATTGCGAGCGTGCAGGCTTCTAGGCCGGCTACGGTGGCGCCGGGCGGGGCCTGTAACGCCCACCCTCCGGATGTTCCGATTGGGCGTGGAGTAGCAGAAGCGGCCTCGGTCCTCAGTTGCATGTCGTCTAGGTGTGTGATTGTGTTTTCGCGTAGTGAGGCGTCTAGCATGCTGTAGGCGTCTATTATTTGCGTGATTGTGGGGGTGATGATGACTTGTGGGCGTACTCCGATCGAACGGAGTCTTTCGATTGTGTCGCCGGCGCCGTATTTTCCGTCTACGATGATTTGCGCCCACCTGTCTTTGGTGTCCGCAATGTAGTCGATTATCCATTGCGTGCCCTCGCTCATACGGCGGACGCCTTGGTGTGTGCACAGTTCGACGTGTGTGGGCGTGTTGGCTTTGTGTCCTGCCCTGGCTAGGGCGCATGTTGATCCGTCGGGTGCGAACCTGATCGCGGCGCACCATCGCATGCCGTGTGGTGTGTTTTCTGGCCGTATTGTGGCGGTGTTCCAGGCGACAGGGTCGATTGCGAGTCTGTCGTTGGCGCGGTCCCATATTCCGAGGCCTTCGCGTCGGAATGATTCTTCCCCGAGCTGTCGGCGCATTCTTAGAATGGCGGACTCGGGGGTGCGGCGCGGGTATGATGGGTTGGCTTTTTCCCATTGTTTCCTGTCGTCGCTGTTAGCGTCGTAGTCGGCGGCTAGTTCGAGGTAGAGGCCGTCTTTTATTTCGCCTTGCAGGGCGAGGTTGCGGAATTCGCTGAACGCTTCGGATGGGTCTTTTGGTTTTGGCGGTGTCCCAATTTTGATGATGAGCGGATCCGGGGCGGTGTTTGTGGCGGGGATCATGTCGTCTAGTGCGGCTGCGCCGAGGATTTGGGCTTCGTCGAAGAGGATCATGTCTACGCCGTGGAATCCGCGTCCGAATCCTCCTTCGCGGGCTCCGAACAGGATTCGTGACCCGTTGTTGAAGAGGATGGCTTGCTGTCCGTTTGCTTGCCGTATTTTATTCACATACGGGGCGATGTCGGGTATTTGTGCCATTCCTTTCATGTCGTTGAATGTTTCGTCTGCGGTGCGTGTGCGGTGTGCGGTCCAGAGGACGAAGTAGTTGGGGTGGAGGGTGGCGAGTGCGAATGTGA